CAACACCATAACGTGACATAATACCTTGAAGGTCTAAACAAGACTTCAGGTACAACCCGTGTGCCATGCCACCATACATTGGTGTAGCCACAAAGAGTTTATTTTTCTTCAAATCTTCAACTTTGACTTGTATTTCCATAATTTATTCCATAAAAAAAGAGGAGGGATATACTTATATATATCACTCCTCTTGCTAAGAGACTACTCTTTTAGGCGAATGTTGACATTCCTGCTGTGCGAAGCGCTTGCAGGCCTGCAGCAACTTGACGCTTAGTCGGTGTGCCTAGACGATAGAAAGAAACTTTCTCGCCGTCAGACTTGACACGTTGGTTCAAGTAAATAGCATGACCTTCTTCACGCAATTCGTTAATGCGAGCAGCAACGTTCTGAACGTTGAAACGGGCACGAGCTTGGTTGATGGTCAACGTATTGTAACCATCGGTTTTGCTCAAGTAGGACAAGATTTTTGCTTTAGCGGACATAATAACTCCAAATTTTCAAATAATAAAAACAAACCACACTTCAAATAATTCTGAGAGGTGGTTCATTCTCTCAGAAATTCTATTATAACAAAACTATCAACACTTGTCAACAGTTTTTAGGCAATTAGAAAGGAATTTCGTCAATGTTTACCGCAGTTGCAGTAACAGTGTTAACATTCACTTGTTGGTTACTAGTGTTTGCACCAGCATCCAACTTGGCATACAGGTCAAGAAACGACAACTTTGTATCGGTATCAAAACGATTCAAGCAGAGAGCAATTGCTTTCATGCGGTCGCCATGTACCGAAAATGTCTTGCAAATGTGAACCAGACGGCGAGTGGAGATAATTTCATCAACACCACCTTCAGCAAACGTCTTGCGGATTACATCAGCCCATGTTACCAATTTCTCGGCGAATTCATCATCAGATCGGTTCAAAGAAGCCAATTCTTTTTTGATGATTTTCTTTTCTACATTGACAGGAGGAAACTCTTGCTCATATGTATTCAAGAATCGTTCCAAGAAAGCTTCATTCAAAACATTGGTAAACATGTAACGACCATCTTCTGAACCTTTACCTTTTGTATTGGCAGTAGCCACAATTGTAAAACCGTCAGCAGGTGCAACCATTTCATTCTTCTTTTTAAGCAAGAAAGGTCGACCTTCTAAAACACGTTGCAGGCAAGCCAAGTTCTGAGCACCATAATCAATTTCATCAATGCACAGCACAGCGCCTTGTCGAGCTGCAACGGTAACTGGACCATCACGCCATTCCATTTGACCATTAATCAAAACATAATTGCCAAGCAAATCACTTTCATCGGTATCAGGTGTCATTGATACGCAAACAAATTTTCGTTTGGCTTTGGCGCAAGCTTGTTCAACTGACATTGTTTTGCCGTTGCCTGATTGACCAGTGATGAAAATTGGGAAAAACAATTTACTCTCAACAACAGAAAGCAAATCATCAAAGTTACCAAAAGGAACATAATTTACATATTGTTTTGGAACTAGATTTTCAGTTTCTAGGTCGGTAACAATATTTGTAATACGATTGCCTGAGACAGTAGGCATAATAGGTTCAGATTTTTTCATTTGCAAAACTTGAGCAGCTGCCATGTTAACTACACTGGCATTATTAGTATTGGGAATTTTATATAGACCACGACCTGCGCGGAAATCCATATCTTTCAGAAACCATTGAGGCATCTTAATATCATTTTCAACACAAAGGTCTTTAATGTCCTGTAGTGTTAAAACATCTTTGCCTGTGGAAGAGGCAATAGAAATAAATTTCTCACGCTTATCAACTTGAATACCACGCATTACAAACAACTCCATCAATTAATCAATACACCAATTATAACAAAACCACAAGGTTTGTCAACAGCACTGTTGCACGAAAACAACAGTACTACTTTAACATTACATTGCAATCTCACCAATGAAACGGTTAACCAAGACACGGCTCACCTGTTTTTTCTTATTCATTTTAATAAATGCGGTACGCAATTTAGCAGCAGTGACGGCGCCATCAACCGATAACGCATCATCTTCAATATCTAAATCACTTCCACCAGGAATCAAAAAGAATTTATTATAACCTTTATTTTTGGATTCCAAAAACTTGGTTACTTTAATCACCTTGAGCATTTCACGTGCTTCTAATTTTTCTTGCGTCCAACTATCTTGATCGTATCTACTACTGTTCGTTTTTGGCATTTCTTTACCAGAAATATACTTGCGTTGAATTGCAGCTGTTGCACTGCGGCCAGTGCCAATCAAAAAGAAACCAATAATCTTTGCACCAGTGACTTCACGATACCAATTAAAAATACCGGTTCGCATTGCATCATTATCTTTATTTGATTCTTCAGGAATCAAAAGTGTTTCGAATTTAGATTCTGTATCCCGTAGAACAACTGAATATGCTTTTTCACTAAACCATGCGCCAGCACTGCGGCCATCAATGTTAAGACCACCGTTATAATAACTAGAAATGCTATCGGCATCACCATCATGGATCAATACCATGTTAACAATATCAAGATTATTCACTTTGCGGAATTCATTAGTAATATACCGAGAAGCAATCATAGCTTCAATCATTGGTGTATTAGATAATGTTTCGGAACGCGGTCTAGGAAGTTTGCGCTGATGATTGTAAGGCATATATGAATTCATTAGTGAAACCATATTACGCAGGCAACGATTAAACTGAACATTACCCATGCGTGAATTCATATACTCACGCATATAGACATCAGACAAACTTAAATCTTTATCTCTTTTTGAGAATGTTGATTGTGAACCATCATAGACATTTACATTATTGTTATCTAAATCTACTGTACGACCATGGCTGCAATTACCAAAACCATACACGACAAAAGGAATATTCACTTTGCGGCAGAAAGTGGTTAGAATCAAAATCTGTTCAATAGAATTTTGCATATTGCTATCCATAGAACCAGAACGGTCTAGCAATAAAACCAAACCATGTGATTTGCCTTTTGGAGTACTCATCATTTTACGGAAGATATTATCATCAACCTTATATTTGTAAATGCGTGAGATATCAATATCGCCAGTCTCCGATATCTTTTGTTTAGAGAACTTGGCAGCGGCTTTACGCATTTCAAATTCTTTGGCAAGTAAAGACACATAACGATCATTGCGATTTTTAAATTCTTTTAACAATGTATCTTGAATAATTTTTAATCTACCACCAGTATTTGCATAATTATTCCAGTAGTTCTCCATTAATTCATGTACACGTTTGTGTGGTGTAATTGATTTTTCTGGAATGAATTTTGGAATATTAAGATAGATAAATTCTTTGCTTTGTGGGTCTAACAAAAGAACTTCATTGTTACGGAAGGCTTCATCTGTTTCACATTTTGGTTGAAAGTTATCATTATAATCATCCGAATTAGCCGTAGATTTATTACGATTAAGTTGCTCTATGCCTTTTTTTCCTTCAGATTCTCCTTCTTTTTTCTTCAACGTATCTTGCTCATCACCAAGTCCGTCAGTATCTTTTTTATTTTCGGCATCATTGGTTATTTCATCCGATTCTTCATAGTCATAGTCATCTTCAATACTATCTTCATCATCTTCAGGATCATAAGAGTTACCAAATTCATTTTCTTGTTTGATCTTATTGATATCTTGTTGTTCTCTTTTAGAGTAATCAAAAATTGCATCAGTGATTCGAACAACATCTTCCCAAGATTCGCAAGATTCTACTTCACGCAACATTGATGATTCTTCAGTATTGAATTTGATGCCGAGATTATAACCACCTTTAGTAAATAAATTCACTCGGTCGATAAATGGCAAATCATTTACTTCTTCATCTTTAATGCCAAAGAAATCACGCTCAAGTAATTGGCCATAAGCTTTAATGAACGAAGGTTTAATACCTGGAAATTTACGTTTGATTTTCTTTTCGATACGGGCATCTTCAATCACATTCAAAAACTGTTTGAAGTTTTTACTGTATTGTGATTTACCTGTGGTGACGGCATCATGCCATCCTTCTTCAGGTGTTTCTAGTGCGTGGCCAACTTCATGGCCAAGCATGAGGTCATACATTTCGCCTGTCATATCTTTCCAGATTGGACAGGTCAAAATACGGTCTCTAAGGTTGAATGAAGCAGTCTGAACTTTTTTGTGTTCAACTGTGAGGTTCTCAGAAGCCAGCAACTTGGCTAATTGAGACTTGGATTCTACTGAATATTGCATATTGTTTCCCGATGTATGCATTAATTATAACAGATTTGGGGCATTTGGCAAGCCCTAAAGAATGTGTACTTAAGTACTACTTATGGGACTAGTGCCCATGTTCGTCTGTAAAGGTTTAATTATACTGCATCCACGGTAAATGGCAAGCATAAAAAAAGAGATGTTGTATTTCTACAACACCTCTAATTGGAGCGGTTTTATGGAGTTTAACCATCTTTTCCCTTGGGAGGGACTCTTCACGGAAAACCGCAGTTATCTTCCTACTTGACTTAGATATTTATCTTTCGTTTCTTGCCACGACAAATAAATCAAATCATCATAGAACAATGTTTCGGTAGAGACCTTGTTTTTCTTCTTTAGAAAACCGATCCGACCTCTTGCATGTTTTTGTTTCCATGTATTACTTAGGCTCTCTGTAGAGGTTTCGAACGACTTTTTCAAATCATTGCCTTCACATTTGCCGCAAAGAAAATCATATGTGTTATCATACAATGGACTGAAATAAATTCCACGAGCATGTTCTGAACGAATCAACTCTTTAGGAATACCTAACTTCGAATATGTGAATGACAGAGAACGATTCTTGTGGTCACGCTTGTATGGTTGGCCACTAGATTTCTTTGCAACATACCATTCAAAGTATTTACGTGTGTGGTTCTTTTTCAACCATTCACGTATTTCATATCTTGTGCTTCTTTCTGGTTCAAATGATACCGAGCCTGAAGTAAAGCCCATTGGTTGCCAGTGGTCAAGATTATCATACTGACTTAATCCGTTTGCCTTGGTTTTACCATAGAGTGATGTAGTAGTAACACCAACTAGTGTATCACCATATTGTTTCTTCCACAAATCTTGTACTGTATCAGATAAACAAAGTAGAGCAAGTAGTTTACCACCAACATAGTTATAACCTAGTGGTTGAAATGGAACAATCGTAGAACCAATAGCAGTATAGTTAATCATACCGCCTTGAGTTTTCTTCTCGCGTTCCCAACCAATTACATTATCTCTTGGTGTTAAATCTAGAAAGTCAGATGAGATACAGATAACACCGAGGTACTTACCTGTTTTCTTATCTTGTGCAAAGAAATTTAAATTGCGACCAATGTTTGAATTGTTCTTCATTGTTGAAATGAATGTACGAGCTGCGTTCCATCTTTCAGGTAAATCAGAACGTTTGACCTTTTGAATCACACTAGTACCATCCATACCTGTGGAGACTTTCTCACTAGAGTCATCAGTATAGACTAGAACAGGTTCCAAATCTAAGTATGCATCAGGTGAATCAGGCGTCCAGATATTAGACTTCACTTCATCAATCATTGCTTTCTGAGTGGGATCGATTAACTGCATCTCGGTACCAAACAGTGTGCTTGTTTCTTGAGTTGGATATTTTTCATGTACCTCACACCATTTTTGGTACAAGGTATATTCTTTAACATCCATCTGAGATACAAACGACAAATCTACCTTAACGTGTTCAGTAAGAATACCTAAATCAATATCTTTATAAACAATACCCGAATCTAACCATTTTTGGTATTGTGTTTCGATATCATCTTTAGGATCAAATGCGTATGCCACGTTTATAGTTTCTTTCAAATTTCTTTAGTCGTTTCTTTTGTTTGTCTCTGGCCATAATCATTGAGGTTGGACCAACTCTGTCAGCCATCAACACACCATTCAAATGGTCCAACTCATGTAAGAAACAACGAGCAGTCACTCCATTCAAATTCATATTAACAAGTTCACCTTTTTCATTGGTGAACTCAACATCAATATTGTCTGGACGTCCAATTGTAACATACAATGCGGGGTAAGACAAGCATCCTTCTCTGTCTCGCACAATGTTATCCGATTGTTTTACAACACGCGGATTGATACAGGTAAGTTTAAAATTCTCACTATCGTCCGTGCCGATAACAAATATTCGGGCACGAATACCACATTGATTGGCCGCAAGACCAATACCATGATACATCTTCCGTGTCATGTGCATCTGTTTGGAAAATCTCTCCATGTTGTTATTTGGTAACTTGTCTGTATATTCAGGCATCACCTCTTTCAACATACCAAAAGCATCAGAATGAACTGTCAAAGGAACAATTTCTGATTCCTTAACAACTGTATTGCTTTCGGTATTAAACGTTAGTACTTCATTCATCTCTTAAACCTTCCCATAATTTTTTAATTTCTTCTTTGGTCAAAAAGAATTCATATGTTGATGTGTGAAGAATCTCATCATCTTCACCCCAAACTTCTTGCACAAAATACAAAGCATTCAAATCTTTCAGTGCTTCACAGGGTTTAACCTCAACACGAATCTTAAATGCCGCTTCATCTTTAATCAAAAACTCTTTCATATCTACCTCACTATTCTAGAAAAATTCTTTACCTTTTCGAACCTAATAACATTTCGAAACTTGTCTTGCAGTATGTCACCTTTGTGTGAAATGACAAACAGATTAACATCTTCCAACATGTGCAATATCTTCATTAGATTTTCAGTACCTTCTGTATCTAGTGAAGAATCAAAGACCTCATCCAGTATCAACAGGTTGGTGTTGGACGAGTTCTTCAACTTAGCGACAGCACGCCATGTCAATAACAAGGCCATGTCGATACGTTGTTTCTCACCCTCTGAGAATGATGCATAAGAAAACTCATCACGGTGTCGAGACTTAATTGTTTCTTTGAATGATTCATCGAGGTTAAAGTTTACAAAGAAATCCAGTGTGGATAAATATTTGTTGACCAGTTTATTGATAATTGGCAAATATTGACGAACAATCTTTGTTTTAATACCTGTATCTTTTAACAACACCATGGCGGCTTCATAATATGTCTTTGTATCTATTAATGCTTTTAAGTCTTGTTCTAGCTTGCACAAATGATTTGCGAGTTCTTGTAGTTGGATTTGTTGTGTCTCTGATGAATCTTTATTTGATTGGAGTGACGCAATCTCTTTTTGTATTTTAACAATATACTTGTTAATCTCGGTAACAGAAGTATTCTTTGTGGCAATCTGAATCTGTAATGCCTGTATTTGTTTCTGCACTTCAGATATCGAATTCAACTTAGCTTGTTCGGCAAGTAACTTGGATTCTAATTGCGACAATCCATGTTCACACTCACCAACTTTTGTACCTAAATTCAGAAGTTCTGTTTCTTTAAAGTCTGAGGCAATGGCTTGTCGGCATGTTGGACAATCATCATTGTGTTGAAAGAAACTAATGTCTTTACGAAATTTAGCCAAGTTGCTTTCAATTTGAGATTCAAGTTTTGTAATCTTTTTGACCTTATCTTCAACAGTAGATTTCTCGGCCACTGATGATGACAATGTTCCTACCAATGTACTTTGATAATCGACTTGTACAAGTAAATTTTGTATGGCGTTGTTGTTGGTTTGAATTTCTTTTTCATATTGTTTTACTCGCAGATCATTGTTTTGATTTTGTTCATCAATATGATTCTTCTGCATCTCATGTTTCTGTTTTGCCAATTCGATTTCACTCTTTTTGGCAACTGACAGTTCTCTGTTCTCAGACATACGTTCTTTTACCAAACTGTTCATCGTTGAAAAGATTTGAATGTCCAACAAGTCTTCAATGATTGACCTGCGATCACCCGGAGATAACTGCATGAAAGGTGTGAATGATGCCGAACCGAGAATTACAATTTGTGTGAATGATTTATAGTTCAACTTAAGTATAAACTTCTCCAAGTATTCTTGGTAGTCACGCATTGCGGCTTCTTGGTTGATTAGAACACCGTCTTGATAAATCTCAAATACATTTGGTTTGATTCCACGAACAATCTTATATGATTTGTTTGCTGTGTCAAAACCAACTTCAACAAGGCCATCTTTACCATTAATTGAATTTACAAGTTGTGGTTTGTTGATACTACGAAATGGTTTGCCAAACAAAGCGAAACACAATGCATCTAACATTGTGCTCTTGCCTGAACCATTTTCACCAACTACTAATGTATTGTGTGAGTTGTCCAACTTAACTTCTGTCCAACTGTTACCAGTGGATAGAAAATTCTTCCATTTTACATATCTAAAAATAATCATTCTGTAGTTTCTGTATTCAAGGCCTCAACGTATAATTCTTTCATTAAGTTCTTGAGTCTATCACTTTCCACGTTAAGTGTCAAGTTGTCTATGTACTTTGATAGTATAGTCATTGTATCTTCTGCCTGATCTACAATATCGGCATCAATGTCAGTATCATAATCATTGAAGTCTTCCACAATGGAGATATCAGCTGCACCACACTTATAAAGGTTGTCGAGTACCGTATCGAACAGGTAAGGATTCTGTTTGTTCAATACAACAACTTTAATATAACAATCTTTATACTCGGCATAGTTGTGTGCCTTCCAATCATCAAACGATTGTGAAGCATCATCATATGTTATCTTGTGAAACATCTTGTGTGGATTCGGCACAAATGTCAACTCTCTAGTGTCTGTATCAAAGATATGAAACCCACGTTGGTCATTGTAATCAGCCCAAGTCATTTCATATTGGTTGCCCAAGTATGAGATGTTGCCGTCACTTGACTTGTGGTGAAAGTGTCCTGATAACACGATATCAAATCGGTCAAACATTTTCTTTTCTAAACCAGTGTGACAAATATTGCCTTTGTCCATTTCAAAACCAGCAATCTCAAAGTGGCCAAATACAATCTGTGCAGGTGTATTCTTTACTTCATCTAATGTTGTTTGATAGTTACTGGAATTAATCCAAGGCACCATCAATACATTCGTGCCGCCATAGTTCATCAACCGTGGCTCTATCATCACCTGAATGTTATCATAGTGATTGAACAATTCATTCATCGCATTGATTTCATTTGTATTCTTGTATGTCACATCGTGGTTGCCTACAATTACATCCATTGTAATATCGTTGGCAGCCAACACATCAAAGAATCGTTTTCTCCACGAATTCAAAATAACATAGTTAATAAACTTTCTTCGGTCAACAACATCACCAAGGTGACAAATATGTTTAATGTCATGTTCTTTCAGATAGGGAAAGAATGTGCCTTCCCAGAACTTAAAGAAGTATTCATTAAATGGTAAACTATCACCACGAGCACCAGCGTGCGTGTCATTAATTAAAGCAATCTTCATTTATCTTCATCAATCTCTTCAATAAACTTTTCAAGTCCTTTTGTTTTGCTTTCTTTTTTCTTCTTTTTGTTTTCTTCAAAGTTGTAAATGAATTCGGAAATGTTTTCATACAACTGAAATTGTTTGTTGGCACCGTCATCATCGGAAAGAAACTCGCCCTCATCTAATATGCCGAACAATTCTGTAGCTTTGTATTTCACATACAGTTGTTTCTTCTCACGCATAATTCGTCTGAGAAAAGCATAATATATGATTTGAGTAAAATAAGCAAATGGATTTTTACTCTTTACCGGATCAAAGTTGCGGAAGTACATGAGGCAGTTCTCAACACCATCACCCATCATCTCATCACGGAAGGAATAGGATATAAAGTTTGGCTTTCTGGACAAGTGTTCCGCAATTTTTAGGAAACATTCTCCCACATAGTTTGGAATCTGTGGGTCTTCTTTGCCGTTTAGTTTTGCGGATTCACAATCCTCACGATATTGAATTAGTGCCTTCAGGAAGTCGGCGTTGTTCACATAATGTTTAGTACTCATATTTGCCTTATTTAACGCTTGACACGTTGGTTGGTTTAATCATATAATTGCGGTGTTGATGTTTCATGTTAATGGATTATGCTGTTAGTTTTTTCTAACATTACTTGATCCAGGTTATCCAAATCGGAATGATCCATTGCATCAAGTAATCTTTCTTTCAAAATATCTTCCGTATTTTCAGTTGATGCCAAATATTTCTCTACCACATTGATATAGTAATCAACCATATCATCTTTCAATTCCAATATAGTCACAATTTCTGCAAGGTCAATGCAAGCGGCATTGACTTTAATCAACTCACTAGGCAACCAAGGCATCATAGCCAAGATAGTTGCACCAGTTGGAATCCTACGAAAAATTAATTTCATAGGGTGTTCCAAAATAACAGTATTGGACTCTAAGTCTTCGACAAAGGCGGAGATAATGTCATCGCCTGTTGCCAACCTAAAGAGTTTAATTGATAATTCTTTGTTCATTCTTTTATATCTACGTTGTAAAATTTATATTCAAACTTTTCTTCATCGTATATTTTAACACGTTCTACAAAATGATGCAATGTATAATTGGTATGTTTGCCTATTCTAAAATCATCTGCGATATCATATAACACAGCTTGATCTTTGTTATCACCTAATCGTAATACGCGACCAATAGATTGCAAGTTTCTAATTCTAGATTTAGATGGTGATGCAAATATTACATTGTGTAGATTTCGAATGTTGATACCCGTAGAGAATGTACCATATGATGCAACAATAATTGCATTAGTTTCCTTCTCTGTTACAGCACGAACATTCTCTCGTTCATCTACATCAGTGCCACCATAAACAAATGATATTGTCCTATCTGTGTTGGAATCTTTGATGTGTTCATATAAAAACTTACCATGTTTATCTACATATTGAAATAATACAAGTG